CTCGCGCTCGGTTTTGGAATGGGTGCTGCAAAGCTCCGAAGCACGGCATGGGAGAATTACGGGGTCAAGATGACTGAGGGAGAAGCGGAATGGTTCAAGAAGGAATGGCGGCGGCGCAACCCTCGGATCGTGGGTTTCTGGACCGAGATCGAAGGCGCAGCACGGGACGCGATCCTGCATCCTGGCAGGGTGTATCCCGTGATGCCCTCCGCCATCACCATGCAGGCCACGGCGCGGACCCTGCAGCTACGGCTGCCATCGGGGCGGAAGTTATTCTACCACAAGCCGCACGTCGGCGCGAGCGGCGAGATCACGTATTGGGGCGAGGAGAAGGGGGCGTGGAAGCAAAGACGGACCTGGGGCGGAACCTTGGCCGAGAACGCCACCCAAGCTTGCGCGCGCGACATCATGGCTGAGGCGATGTCGCGGGTCGCGACAAGATTGGGTTTATCGCCTTTGATGACTGTGCATGACGAGTTGGTCTACGCCGCTGATGACGGCGCGGAATTGAAGAAGCTGATGCTGGAAGCACCAGATTGGGCAGGGGGGCTGCCTATAGCGGGAGAAGCGAAAACCGGCCCCAGGTATAGCGTCTGGTGAGAAAGGCGGAGATCGGCTAGGCTCCGATCCCCGCGCTTAAATCCCTATGTTTCCACGCACAAGGAATAACGCCGGGAACATCACATGAGGCAGCACGCAATGAAAGGGCGTTACTATGACAACTATTAGCGACACCGAACGGTTCCTGCAAGCCCTGTTTCGCAGCCGCACTGCGAACGCCGTGTTCTCCAACTGGGTTGAAGGCCCTCGGACACGGGTGTGGACGACGCTCAACGGCACGCTCGATTGCTATTACAGCATCGGTGAATACCTTCTAAGCGCGACATCGAATACCCGGGAACATTCGCTTGGGGTGCGGGTGCTGGTGATTGACGATGTGGTGGAGTTGATACCGGCGGCTTTGGTGCTGCTGGCGCTGGGAACACCTACCGCCATCGTGCAGTCATCGGCGGGAAGCCAGCAATGGGTCTACCGGCTGTCCGAGTTGGTATCGGTGTGGGCATGGCCGCGGGTATTGAAGGCCGTGGACGTGCTTATCGGGCATTCGACCAACGCACGTACGTCCATCCAGCTGTGCCGTCTTCCGATGGGTCGCAACACCAAACCCAAACCTGGGCGGAATGGGTTTGAAGTGCATCTTGTGGAACTCCACCCGGAAGTCGAGATCGATACGGCTTGGCTATTGGTGTTGAGCCCTGGTGCAACCTCGGTTGAAAGCACGTTTCATCCGGATCAGCTGACCTACGAGGAAGCGGCTGAGCTGATGGATATGGTGCCGAACAAGGATGTGGACCGGAGCGAATATATTGAGGTCGGGTACAGGCTTCAGGCACGCTGTCCGGAGGGAGAGCCGATATGGCAGGAATGGGCGGCCAAGTCCTCTAAGGACGGAACCAAGGGCACAGGCGATAAATGGGGCGGGATCAACGCAACCGCCACTAATGGTTGGCTGCTGGATGAAGCAGCCCGCAAGGCGGAACCAGAGCGGTATGCGATATGGCATGCGAAATGGCAAAAACGGCGAGGATTGGACGCTGAGACAGTGTTTGACGACGGAGAGCTGGAGCGCAATCCGCCCCCTTTAGATGATCATGGTGGAGGTGGATATTCCATAACGCATGCCGATATGGCGGCGGAGATCGTGCGGGCGCAACGCGGCACGCTTGGTTGGTTATCGAACTCAAGGGGAGGCCGTTGGGCCGGGTTTGACGAGATCATGGGGCGGTGGGTGGTTGAGGAGCATGACAAGCTGCTGCGGGCAGCGGTGCGGGCGGAAGTGCTGGCACAGCGGCTGGCGGCGGATGACAAGACCGCGCGCAAACTGGCGGAAGCCAAATGGCAAGGGGCGGTGCAAGCGCTGCTGACACGGCACGAACGGTTGCTGATACCGTTTGAGCGGTTTGATGCCGATTTGAACATGTTCGGCATCCCTGGCGGGGTGGTGCGGCTCACTAATAGTTGCGCTACGGAGGAACGCGGAGCGGCCTCGCAGATGGTGAGCAAGGCCATGGCGGTGCGGCCCGCACCGCGCGGCGCCAAAGGGGTCGCATGGGAGCGGTTCCTTGATGATTTCACAATGGGGAATGCGGGCTTGCGGGTGTGGTGGCAGGCGTTCTGCGGTTACTGCCTCACCGGGCACACTTACGAGCATATGGTGGTGTTCCTGTACGGGCCGGGCGGCAACGGCAAGAGCGTGTTCCTTGATACACTAGCTGAGGTCATGGGGCCTTACCATGAGCGGGCGGCGTCTGCGGTGTTCATGGCACAGCAGGGCGGCAAGCACATGGCCATGGTGGCAGACCTAGCAGGGGCGCGGCTGGTGACCTCGCCGGATGTGCCGCTAGGCGCGGCCTGGGATCTAGGGATGCTCAAGCCCTTGACCGGCGGCGGGACTTACAAGGCTCAGTTCATGAAAGAGAATTGGTTTCGTTTCACGCCACAATTCAAGCTGATCTTGGCGGGTAATGAGAAGCCGATCCTGGGAACTGTAGATGCGGCGGTGCGGCGGCGGTTTTGGCTGGTGCCTGCGATGCATGTGCCCAAGACCATCAACAAGCAGCTGGTAGACGTATTGCGGGGTGAGCAGGCAGCGATACTGCGCTGGATGATTGATGGTTGGGAGCTGTACAGCACGGGCGGTTTGCCGCCCTGCAAGATGATTGAGCGGGCTACAGAGGACTATCTCAATGAGCAGGATACGTTTGCGCGTTGGGCCGCAGAGACGATTACAAAGGCACCCGGCGATATGACACGGCATCGTATTAACGATCTTTGGCTCAGCTGGGATGCGTTCCGCGCGGCGGAAGGGGTGTGGAAAGCAGCACCAGTACGCAGAGAAGCGTTATCCACTAAGCTTAAGGAAGCGGGCTTTGAGGTGACACGTGATAAGCAGGGCGCATACGTCGATCAAATTTCTGTAACAAAAACAACGATCTTTTAAAATTGGTGACGCTGGTGACGCTGGGAATGTTAGGACTGTATACGCGCGCCCGCGCGCGCGTGCACGTGTAATGATCTAACAATGGCAGCGTCACCAGCGTCACCAGGGGGTTGAAAATGAAGCGTGGGCTGAAAATAGCGGCGGCCCGCCTGTGCTGGCGGGCTGCGGCCTTGCTGGATCATTGGGGTAACGCGTTGTTCATAGCTGCTCGCTGATCCATTGATAGATCATGATGGGTACGCCTATCACCACGCTGAATGCGACAAGATACGCGGCGCCGGGCGTGCTGAAAGGCAGTGAAGCTATCCATGCGCCTAGCCCGAGCAGCACGGCCAGTCCGGCTAGACAGATCAAGCTGAGGATGATCCAGTCCAACAGGCTCAGGATGATGACGCCGAGGACGATGCCGCAAGCGATTTCGAGGATCAACATGGTCATGCTGCCTTTCTGTATGGAACTCGCACTCGCGGTTTCTGCTGCTGGCGTAGCAGCTCTTCAATCTGCGCCACGATGCTGTTCACATCGATTGGGTTGACTTCCATTCCAAGCAGTTGCTCAATCTGTGCAACCAGCGTAGGATGGAATAACGCGAATTCGATCAAGTCCCGGTTTTTCGCATCCGCTGAAATGATTTCTTTGGCTTCAAGGAACAGCCGCCAGTGCGGGTGAGCCTTGACGAGGGCGCGGACCTTGCCGCGCGCTGCAGTGGGGATCGGGGTGTTGACGGTGAGCATGTTAAGCAGCCTTGTTATAAACGTGGAAAGCAGCGTCGGCGCCATCGTGCAGGACGAACACGCCTCGGCTGTCCTGATCAAATCCGCCGAACCATTCGCCGGTCCAACCGAGCCTGTTGGCGAGCGCGCGTGCTGCATTGCTGTGGTTGACATCGCTGTTGTAGGCATCGTTCCATTCCAGGGTGAGCGATCCAGCTTGACAGCTGGCCTTGACGCGTGAACCCTTGGTGTTGGTAGGGCCGATGTATTTGGTGGTGATGGCTTGGCGCATTGGTGTCTCCGTTTGTTGATGGAAAGACTATAGGGGTTTAAAATGGTAAAGTCAAACCCCGTCTCTATCGGTATCGCGAATGTGATCAAAGGTAAGCGCGTTAGAAAGCAGCTGCCTGTTTTGGTCTCTGACATGGCTTGGCTTGCCAAGGACAAGGAGGAGGCTTTTTGCATTTTGGTTGCTGATGGGTTGCCGCTGGCCATTGCTTTCAAGCGGGCTGGTTTCACGGCTAAGACCAATTCGGCTATCCTTCTGTTTCGGGAGCAAAGGATACAGGACCGGATCAGCGCTATCATTAAGGCCAGGGCTAATAGTCCGCCTGTCAGCCTGCCTGAGATCACTGATATGATGAAGCGTGTCTATGTTGGGGCCATCCATGACAGCGAGTATACACCTGCCTATAACGCTGCCTTTGGCTTGGCGAGGCTGTATGGCTTGGTTGTCGATCGGGCCCAGCTGGACGTGGTCAGGCGCCCGAGCCGTGAGCCTGATGCGCCCAGCGAGCTTGCCTTGGGTAGCTGGATAGAGGCCCTGCCTTCGGGCCCTCCTCCGAAGCCCGTAGAGGCCCCGCTCTCCGCGCGCTCTCCGCCGCCAATAGGGCCCGGGCCTTCGAGTAGCCCTATCATCGAGGCCTCAACCTATGGTAGTGATCTCGACGGGCCCGCGCGCGCTGCGCAAGGGCCCTCCATAATCGAAAACGGGGCCCCAGCTCGGCCGGTAACTGGGACCCCCACCCCACGCGCACATTCTAGCCCAGATGCGGCCCCGGATGAGGGTACCGGTATCTTTAGCGGGGAGGCAACCGAACCCGAAAAAATTGGGCTTTTGTCAACCGTGCCGCGCGCGGAGGATTTGTTCTGAAGATCGTCACCGGCTTCAAGCCGCAGCCTGGACCGCAGCACCACTTCCTCACCTGCCCGGCCGACATCGTGGTCTACGGCGGCGCCCGCGGAGGTGGCAAGTCGTTCGCCTCCCTTGGGGAATTCTGGTGCCATGCCGAGGACTGGGGCGAGGCCGCCAGGGGCCTGATGATCCGGCGCTCGCGCGAAGACCTCAAGGACACCATCGACATGGCCAGGACCATGTACGGCGGTGCTGCCGAATGGCGCGACAAGGATAAGCAATTCCGCTTCGCTAACGGCGGCCTCTTGCACATGGCCTACCTTGAGAGCGACGCTGACGCCATGAACTACCAGGGCTGGAGCCTGACCCGCGTCTACGTCGAAGAGTTGACCCAGTACGGCTCAAGCGCCGGGATCTTCAAGTTGTTTGCCACTCTTCGCACAACCAGCGGCGCACGCTGCCAGTTCCGCGCGACTTGCAATCCAGGAGGACCAGGACATCATTGGGTAAAGGCCTGGGTGATCGACAATGGCGCCTATAATCCCGTCAAGGATCACGACACCGGTCTGATACGGATTTTCATTCCGGCCAAAATCGATGACAATCCTGCCCTGCTCAACAGTGATCCGAACTATATCAACCGGCTGCGGGCTGCCGGTAGCCCCGCCCTTGTTCGCGCTTGGCTCGACGGCGACTGGTCGATCATCGAGGGTGCGTTCTTTCCGGAGTTCGAACTCGCTCGCCATGTCATCGCTCCCTTCCCTATCCCTGCACACTGGACCCGCTTCCGTTCAATGGATTGGGGCTCCGCTTCCCCGTTCTCGATCGGTTGGTGGGCGGTGGTGCAGGATGACATGCTTCATCGCGGCCGTCTCTTGCCTCGTGGTGCTATCATTCGCTACCGCGAATGGTATGGTGCCGAGAAGCACGACAACCAGGGCTTAAGGCTGCCTGCCGAGACCGTCGCCAGGGGCATCGTGCAGCGTGAGACCGATGACCAGGGCCGAAGAGAACCGATCGCCTACGGCGTGTTGGACCCTGCCGCCTTCGCAGTCGTGTCAGGTCCGTCAATTGGTGAGACGCTGGCACGTAGCGGCTGTTTCTTCCGGCGTGCCGATAACTCGCGTGTTTCTACGCCGAAGCGGATGGGTGGTTGGGATCAGGTCCGCTGGCGCTTACGGGGCACAGCAGACGGCCACCCATTGATGTATTTCTTTGATACTTGTCTCGC